CGGCGCGTAGCAAACTTTAATTGCATTGCTTGAACAGGATCAAAACTGTCATCTTTCGCTTTACCACTATGCAGCATGAAAGCGATCTCTATTTCAAGATCCGTGTAAAGACGCTGACCTTCATCGTTTACAGCGGTAGGTAAAGTCTCCAAATACGTTTCGTCGTATTCACCTTGAGTTACTTTGTCGCGGTTAATACCACCCAAAAAACCAGCAACGAACCCAGCTAACTGCTGAACTTGGCCCCCACCGTCACGTGTAATCTCCCGCGCGTTGTAGGCACCAGCCCGCTGATTTTGCATCGTGTATTCGTTGGCTAAAATGAAAGGCTCAAGAATAGTGTTTACAAGACCTAGCACGTAACCAACACCTGTCTCAACCAGGTTCGGATCTTTCGCAAGTTCAGCAAGCCGATCCTGCATAACAAAAATACCCATTTGCATGACTTCGGGACTGTCTTGACTCAAACTGTAAGCAATGTTTTGTATCGCCTGAGTGTTGTTCACCGGGTCAGCAATCGCCAGTTTAGTCATCCGGTCGGCAGCCAAATTTATTTTGCGCCAGTCAGCTAAGTTTGAAACGTCTTCAGCATCAACCTTGACGCCTTGCCTCTCAGCCGCGAGAACAATGTCTTCCAAATATTGCGCCTCAACCTCGTCACTCGGTGGGCGACCTAAATCGTTCCAATACTTGTCAACGACTTCTTGTTGAGCCAAAAAGTTTGTGTAAGGGATCTGCGTGGAAAGGTCCCCACCAAAAAGAACATTGTCATCGTCGAGAACACTTTGACGAAGTTGCGCGGCCTTATCCTGTCGCCTTTGGGCGGCTGTAAGTTGACGTGTCGTATCAATGTAGTCAAGTTCAGCGGCATCAACAGCAGCATCCCCACGAAAATCGGTTGTGGGTGTGACTGTCGCATCGAACTGTATTTTGGCGCTTTTAGCTTCCGCTGAAGCAACGTTGCTTCGAGCAACCTCAGCATCCACAGCAGGCCACTTGTTTCTCGGATTAACCCTGTCACGCCCAGTGATACTCCCGGCAGCAAAATCAGCGTCGTCAACTGGTCCAGAGTTTTTCCTTCGCCTCTGTTCCCGTTCCATCTGGTCAGCAGTCGCCATATCAGCGCCCCATTAAACGAAAACGTTCCGCGGCGGCACTCAAAGACCTGTCACCCATAAGGTCGGCAGCCATTTGTAAAGAATCACTCATCTTGGGGTTCGGTCGTTTCACCGAAGAAGTCATCGGACCGACACCTGGACCGAAAGGTGAACCGGAAGTAATAGGTTCATCAGGTCTATTCGTTGGGGTGAACATTCCCACTGGCATCGCGGAAGAGGAACCACCCCTGGTCGGCAAAGACGTTTTTGGGTTTAGCATTGCCGCACCAGGAGTGGCTCGTAAAGGGGCACTGGACTGTATCTCATTGAAGTCAGAGTTTTCGCCGTAAGCGGCGCCAGTCATTTCTTGAGTCACTTGTGCCGGTCCACCGTCAGTTCGCCGTGAAAGACTCCCAGGGTTAGACACAGGTGCCGGGTTAGATGGTTTTTGGTATCCACCTTTAGGCATCGGTCCTCCCATCGAATCTTTCTGTCATGAACTTGACTACATGTGGATTTTGGAGTTCACGCTCAGGCGTGACAATTTCGTCTTCTTCTTCATCATCGTCATCGTCGTAATCAAAATTGGACGCATGCTCAATAAGGTTCGTTTCATCCATTTGATGCAACGCCTCACCAAACATCCATGAAGTTCGACGCGCAAGATCATCGGCAACGTCAGGACTGTACGAAGAATTCGAGGCAACCATAGAAACGTAAAGCAATTCACCCATACGAATACCGGCCATTATTTCTCTAGACATCAATCCTCCTAAACAGGAACTCGACGGGAAACACCCGCCGACAGGTTCGGTTGACCATTACTACCCAGGGAAGCGAGCATCACGTTCAAATCGGGGCGACCACCAGGAGCCATTCCTTGCTGACCTGGGGCAACACCACGCATAGTTCCGTCAGGGTTCAACCCGTCACCACCCAAACCGGCTTCACCACCCATCGCCGGATCCCCACCCATGCCACCTTGTTGCGCTTCCTGCGCGGCAAGCTCTTCCGGTGTCGGCTCAGGCGGGGTGAAAGCTTTACGAACAACTTCCTCAATGGGTGTTCCCTGTTCACGACCTTCAATAATTTTCGCAACAATCGTCAACACAACACCAGGGTCCTGCCCAGCCTGGGCTAACGCCGGAATTGATTGGGCGTAACCGGCAATAGCCTGCTTCAACGAGTCACGCATCTCTTCAATATCAACCATTTGCTCTTCACGGGTCGCATCAAGACTAAACGGCATTTGCCGGCGCAAAAAATTGCGGGAAATAAGTTTATCGCCACGCGCCTGCAAACCAAACACAAGCGCCCGGTTCGGATCCAGACCAGCAAGTAACCCGTACTGCACATCAACGGTGTAATCACCTTTAATATCTTTCGACGGACGATACTTAATCTCGTACGGGGTACCATCATTGTTGCCACGCATAGTGCGTTCAACATTTCCCCACAACTGCTCATCTAAACGTAAAGCTTTACCCAAAAGAAGCTCAAACGTTTTAGCGAACATCGCTTGACCCGTACGAATCTGGGTATCAAAACCACCCATGAGCGCCTGCACACCACGCCCAGTAACAACACCCGAATCCACGTTGCCGGTACGCGCCTCCGGGTAACGTGAACCGGACCGCAACTCACCATCAAGCATCCCCTGTTCGGCAAAAGCCGACGAAGGAACCTCAAGGGGGATCCGCCGAACCTTCTCAGCGGACGCGGTACGCAAAACAGAATCAGGACCCAACGTCAACTCTTGCGCGTCAGGGGGCAACACCAACGGGGCTTGCACGGCTTTAGTTGCAGCCTCCAACGCAAGCAAAGCCATGCGGGACTTAGCAACCTGAACACCAATAACGTCATCAAACTGACCCCTGGGCTCACCGTCAACAGAAGGACGAGTAGTCCATTCAACTAAACACTCCCCAGCGGGGTTAGCAAACATTTCCAGCATGTAACCCTTGTGGTCAGGGAGAAACAACACGTTCTTTTCCGCACTATGAAAACGAACAACGTTAATCATGTCGTTGTCGTCCACATCCCACGAACCATCCTGCGGCCTCAAAGCTTTAACCGACTCCGGGTACATCGCAACGCACTGCCCACGCGTCAAATTCAAAGTAAAAAACGCTTCCTTAACCCGACCCCAACGATCAAACACCGGGTAGGCACCCATCGCATCCATAAACGTGATGCGAGGCAAACGCGACTCCGTATCAATCTCCACAATCGAAGGCACACAACCGTACGTAAAATACTGGTCCGCAGCCTGATACATTTGACGCGACAAATCCGAATGCTCCACGTACCCGCGAGTAATCAACGTCCGTTTCTCAGCGAAACGACGCGCAGCATCAGACACGTTCTTCGACGACGCACAATTAAACGTCGGTAACGGCGCCAACACTTCACTCAAATCGTGCGCCGCCACATCAATCATGTTCGCAACAATGCCGCCCTGCAAAGGACCCGCAGGAAACATGTCCGGGTACACGTCCTGCATCCGACCCTGACGCACCAAACGAATCATGTTCATACGATTATCCCGATACGCATACTTGGATCGTGAAGACTCGTAACGTTTCTTCAAGTCCTGAGCAAAATCAGTCATGTGCTTCCTTAATGAACAATAAAATGATCACTTCTTCTTCGGCGCTGGCTTCTTAACAACCTGTTTCCGTGGCCCCTTACCGAAACCAACCTCACCCTTTTTCTTCCCACAACCACATTTCATGCACACGTTGATCTCCCACCACTAAATAGACACACTGGACACAAAAAAAATCAGCCAACAGACCCGACAGGGCGCCAAAGGTCATGGGCTTGAGCATCAAGTAAAGAAATAGTGCGCTGCTGCCGCAAATCGTAAGGAGTAAGAAACGGGTTCTTCACGTGCGACGCACCAATAGTGCGAAACACCCGATCCCGACACGCCAACTCAGCAAACCAAAACGCCATAACCATGTCCGTTTTCTGGGACTTCGGCGCATCCGGCGCCCACACAGCCAACTGCTCCATCAAAGCCTTCACAGCTTCACTACCCACAGACGACGGCAACTCAACCATTTGGGCTTTATCCTCAAAACCAGCAAACAGCGACGTCAAAGACGCAACACCAAAATCAATATCGTGCTTGTTACCACCCGTGTAATGCGGCTGAATAATGCAGCCACGCGACGCAGCAAACTGATTCAACTCCGTGTCATGAACAAGAAAACCCTGAAAACCATTCTTCTCAATACGGGCCTCAGCCAAACCGTACTTGTCAATAAAACCCTTAATCATGTCCCGCATCTGATCCGGGGTGATACCAGCCTGATTAAACACATCCACCACATACCGCTTGTGAGTCGCAGGATCCAAACCCACCACCACACCAGCAGTATGACCAGACGTCGCCGGGTCAACACCCAACAAATAAATCAAACCAGCGCCACCCTTACCCTGACGCACACTCGGAACACCCGTCGGAATATGACCAGCAAAACGGGCACCATTCACCGCCGCAGACAACATGTCGGGAGAAAAAATCGCCGCACTATTAACCTGCTCCTGCTGATACACCAAAGCCCACGTACGCGGCTGAATACGGGCACGTTTCTTCCGCAACCGCGGACCATCCCACTTAGGAAACAAACCATCCGGGCGAGCAACCGCCATTTCCCCACGCGCACCCTGCTCCGGTTTATGGGCCGCAGGCCACAACGTCACCCAATCAACCGGATCCTCATGATACTCCAACACCGCCGGCATCGACAAATACGACCACGGGGACACTTCCTCCGGGTAACGCCCAGGATCACGCAACGCCGCATACAAATCCTGACCCGCCAAACGAGTACCCACCACCAGCAAACAACCCGACGTAGACACACGCGACGACACTTCCGCCTGCAACCACTCAATCTGCTTCTCATACTCATGCGAATTCGTTGAATCCACACAGTCATCCAAAATCACTAAATCAGCCCGAGCCCCATACACGTGCCCACGAATACCCAAAGCCTGCACCGTCGGATCCTTCTCACCAGAATCCCGCGCATTATCAGACACGTAAATCAAGTTTTGCGTCCACGAAGCCGAATTGTTTTGATAACCACCCGTAGGCGCATACTTAATATGAAACTTACTAAACGCATCATGAGTCAAACGGGACTTCACACCCATCAAAAACTTCGCCGCCATAGACTGCGTTTTCGAAATAATCAACACCCGAATATTAGGATCCCGCGCAATCCGGTACGTCACATAATTCATCGTCAACGTCGTGGACTTCCCATGCTCCGGCGGCATGTTCACAATCACAAGATCCTCTTCGTTACGCTCCCAATTCATCGAATCATGCAACCAAGAAGGATCACGCCCCTCCATCACATCAATAACATTCCGCATGTGCGGCCACACCGGGGCATCCAAGTATTCCTCCGAAAACACGAAAAACGAAGGAAACTCACCCACCGGCACTTCAGCCCGCTGACCACGCGCCGCCAACACAGCCGCCCGAAAATCAGGATCCGTCCGCTTCCACGTCTCCCACGTCTTCGTAGACCGATCCACCGAACGCATCGAATTAGCGACCGTCTCACCCGTCGCCACCAAAGCCAACACTTTCGCTTTCAAAGGCCCCAAGTTCGCACTCGAACCCCGAGGTTTAGAACGAACAGTCTTAGCAACCACAACTACTCCAAAAAAGAAACACGTCACGGGATGCCTTTGACAGTCAGCATCCCTACCAAAAACCAGCGGCCAAAAAATCATCGGTGTCGTAAACAAATAAGGGAACCCCAACGGGGGAGTGAGGAACCCTCCATGGGTTCCGAACG